GCTGCGCCGCGCTGAGCCGCAGATACTTGAGCAGGACTTGGTTGGACGGGTTACGGTCGTCCGCCTGCGCCCACAACTGCGCCCCAACGAGATTCTGTGCGAGCGGCCGGGTGATATCCCGGTGATCGTCACGGACCCCAGCGCGCTTGCAGCTACTCCGCCCACCCAGGTAGTGGACTTCGATATCTGGATGAAGCAGCGCATCGACTTGGCGCACGCCGAGTTCATGAAGCGCACGTCCCGTCGCCTCTGGTGCGACTGGCGCGCCGTAGCCACGCCCGAAGATGTCGCTGGCATCTACGGCATCGCCACGAATGAGGTGACGCCGTGACGCCGCTGGCCACGATGTACCGCGACAAGATCATCCGCAGTGTGGTCGCTGACCGGCCGGCCATGTGCTACCCGGTAAGCCAGCCGCTGGCGCTGGAAGACATCTGCAACCTGCTCGCCGACGGCGCCGAGGCCAAGCGCCTGCTGCGCGCCAAGGGCTGGGGCCAGGTCGGCATGACCATCCTAGAGATCGCCCAGCTGCTGCCGTGTGCGCCGCAGCGCCCGGCACGCAAAAAGAAAGGAAAGCGCTGATGGCCACGACCGCGTTGACGCTCAAGCTCAAGGTGCGCTGGTGGCTGAAGCTCTACCTGTCCGGCGTGCTGCTCACCGCGCGCTTGACGCACTGCCAGCCGAACTGGGAGCGAGTCCGCTACTGGGCTGGCAAGGGCATTAAGATCGAGGTCCGCTGATGCCGAAGCTGCGCACCCTGCAATCACGGCTCCAGCCCGCCAAGGTCACGCACGTCGCGCCGGCGCCCGCCGCTACCGTCGAGCGTAAGCGCGGCAGCGCTGGCGTTGCAGACCGCGAACGCATCCGCCGCCGCGATGGCGGCCTTTGTCAGGCATGCCAGGCCAAAGGCATCACCTCGCTGGGCCACGCGGTCGACCACAAGGTGCCGCTGTGGGCCGGCGGCAGCGACGACGACGCAAACAAATGGTTGCTCTGCACGCCCTGCCACGACACCAAGACGGCGGCGGAGGCGCGGCAGCGTGCCGCCGGTGGCTTGGTCGTAGGCTGAATCACGGAGGCTCTATGCTCATCAAGAAGATTAATCAAGGCGGCCTGCTGCCTCGCTTCTATGGCGTCGCGTGGGTTGACTGGTATCGAGACCAGGCCATCTGCCTGCCGCTGGGCCTCAACTTGGCAGCGGCCTGTGCTCGCAATGTGTACTACAGCATCAAGAACGCGAGGCGCCTGGTCCGTGCGAACCCTCGCGACGCCTACCAGCAAGGCCTGAGGGATGGCCGCGCCGAGGCGAGTCGGTCGCTCGATATCCAGCCGACCAGGCCCTGGCCCCGCTGACGGCGGCCGGAGGGGAGGGGGGGAGTCGAAGTCTGGGGCGCCTGACCCTCGGACACCACCCTGTACCCCACGCGCAGAAAAAAGTCCCCTTGGAGGAAATTGTTAATGGCTTTAACAGGCAAAAAGCGAGCCTTCGCCGATGCCGTTTTGGCCGGGTTCTCGAATAAGGAAGCGGCGATTCGCGCCGGGTACAGCGAGGCGACAGCGTCAGCTGCGGGCTCTCGACTTGTTAAAGACAAGGATGTTAAAGCTCGCCTCGACCAGGCGCGGCAAGCCCAGGGCGCAAGCACCCGGACAGCGGCGCCGCCGGCGGGTGAGCCGCCTGTCGACACGATCGAAATTCCCTCGACCGCTGACCCCGTCGAATTCCTAACTAACGTGATGAACGAGCCGGCAGCCGACCTCCGGCTTCGGATCGACGCCGCAAAGGCAATGCTGCCGTTCAAGCACAAGAAGCTGGGCGAGGGCGGCAAGAAAGAGCAGGCAGGCGAGAAGGCGAAGTCAGTTGCCAGCCGATTTTCCGCAGGTGCGCCGCCGGCGCTGAAGGCAGTGAAGTAAGGATCGCAACATGGAATGGTCGACCGCCTGTCCGGATTGGGAGCACAGGCTGAAGGCCAGGCTGTCGATCATCCCGCCCCCGATCTTCCCGGAGCAGGCCGAGCAGGCGCTGGCAATCTTCAAGCAGCTGCGCGTCTGCGACTTGCCGAAGTCGATCTGGGACAAAGACCTGCAGGAGTACCGCAGCCCGAACTTCGGCGAGTGCAGTGAGCAGTGGGTCTTCGATTTTGTGGCAGCCATCTTCGGCGGCTACGACGCGGAGACAGGCAACCAGCTGATCCGCGAGTATTACCTGCTGATCAGCAAAAAGAACACGAAATCGACCATCGCAGCCGGCATCATGCTCACGGCAGTCATCCTATGCTGGCGCGAGGGCGAAGAGCACCTGATCCTGGCGCCGACCAAAGAGGTAGCCGACAACAGTTTCAAGCCGGCCGCCGCCATGGTGCGCGCCGATCCCGAGCTGATGGATCTGTTTCACGTGCAGGACCATGTCCGCACGATTACTCACCGCGTGTCGAATGCGTCGCTGAAGGTAGTCGCGGCCGATACGGACACCGTTTCTGGCAAAAAGTCCGGCCGGGTGCTGATTGACGAGCACTGGCTGTTCGGCAAACGCTCGAATGCCGAAGCGATGTTCATGGAGGCGCTCGGCGGCCAGGTCTCGCGAAACGAGGGCTGGGTCATCTACCTAACGACGCAGAGCGACGAGCCGCCTGCGGGCGTGTTCAAGGACAAGCTGAACTATTTCCGCGATGTCCGCGACGGCAAGATCGACGATCCGCGCTCGCTGGGCGTGCTGTACGAATACCCGCCAGAAATGGTGAAGAAGAAGGCGTACCTCGATCCGACCACCTTCTACATCACGAACCCGAACATGGGGCGCTCGGTCAGTGCCGAGTGGCTTGAGGATCAGCTCAAGAAAATCCAGGCGCGGACGGACGGCGCGTTCCAACAGTTCCTGGCGAAGCACCTGAACATCGAAATCGGTCTCAACCTGCGGTCCGACCGATGGGCGGGGGTCGATTTCTGGGAATCTGCGGGCGACAAGTCCATCACCCTGGATTCGCTGATTGAGCGCAGCGAGGTCGCCGTAGTCGGAGTTGATGGCGGCGGGCTGGATGACTTGTTAGGTCTGGCAGTGCTGGGGCGTGAGCGTTATACCGGCAAGTGGCTCCTTTGGTGCCATGCCTGGGCTCACCAGATCGCGCTGAAGCGGCGTCAGGAGATCGCGCCTCGCTTACTCGACTTCCAGGCGGATGGCGATCTGACAATCGTAGACAAGCCGGGACCCGATGTCGCGGGTGTAGCCGATATCGTTGAGCGCCTTCGCGATGTCGGCTTGCTCCCAGAGAAGTACGGGATCGGCGTAGATGGCGCAGGCATTGGCGCGCTGGTCAAAGAGCTGGTTCTTCGAGGATTCTCCACTGAGCCTGAGCGCGACATTGTTGCGATCTCGCAAGGTTGGAAACTTACCGGGGCAATTAAGGACACCGAACGCGCTCTCGCCGGCGGCGAAATGCTTCATGGCAACCGGCCACTCATGGCCTGGTGCGTCTCGAATGCTCGCACACAAGCCCACGGCAACGCCATCAGCGTGAACAAGCAGGCCAGTGGCACCGGCAAAATAGACCCGCTCATGGCCACGTTCGACGCTGTTTCCTTGATGGCGCTAAACCCTGTCGCAATGGCGGCTGGATCAATTTACGACGAAGGCATAACGATATGACCGCACTGGACTGGATCACGCTGCTGGCCGGCGTGCTGGGCCTGGGCCTGCTCACCGCCGGCGCCGCGCTGATCTACCAGCCGGCCGGCTTCATCGTGCCCGGCCTGGCGCTGCTCGCCTGGTCCTACATGGTCGCGCGTCGCGGCAGCAAAGGCTAAGAATGTTCGCACGACAGTTTTTCTCGGGCCAGCCCGTCAGTGCTGGCGGCGGGTGGCTGTCCGGACTTGGCGGCACGCGCTCCGAAGCGGGGCCGGTGGTCACACCGGAAAGCGCACTTGCCCTCACATCCTTGCAGGCCTGCGTCACCATCTTGGCCGAGAGCGTTGCGCAGCTTCCGGTTGAGCTATTCCGGCGCAAGGGTGAGGGCAAGCGCGAGCCGGCCCGCGATCACAAGCTCTACCGACTCATCGCCTGGGAGCCAAACGAGTGGCAGACACCGTTCGAGTACCGCGAGCAAAAACAGCTGAAGGTAGGCCTGCAGGGCAACTCGTACAGCAAGATCATTCGCGCGTCGGATGGCACGCCGGAGGCGTTGCACCCGATCGATGGCGTCGTCACGGTGTACAAGGGCAGCGATCTGCGCCCGTACTACAGCATTGACGGTGGCGAGCTGCTGCCGCAGCGGATGATTCACCACGTCCGCTGGACTGGGCTGAATAACTACGTCGGCCTCTCGCCGGTCATGCTCCACGCGAACACCATCGGCCATGTGCAGGCAATTCAACAGTACGCCGGCAAGTCGTTCCTGAACGGGACCGCGCTGTCGGGCGTCATCGAGCGGCCGCGCGAAAGTGGCGCGATCAAGGACCAAGGCGTGATCGATCGCCTGGTCGAGCAGTGGACGCAGCGTTACGGAGGCAGCACCAACGCCAAAAAGGTGGCGATGCTGCAGGAGGGGATGACGTTCAAGCCTCTGTCGATGACAAACGTCGACGCAGAGCTTATCCCTGCCCTCAAGCTGGGCTCGCTCGAGATCGCGCGCATTTACAAGATGCCGCCGCACATGATCGGCGAGTTGGACAAGGCCACGTTCTCGAATATCGAGCACCAGGGCATCCAGTTCGTCATCTACACCCTGCTGCCGTGGATCAAGCGGCACGAGCAGGCCATGATGCGCGACCTGCTGCTGCCGAGCGAGCGCGCCGATTATTACATCGAGTTCAACGTCTCCGGCCTGCTGCGCGGCGACCAGAAATCGCGCTATGAAGCCTATGCCGTGGCGCGGAACTGGGGCTGGCTGTCGGTCAACGACATCCGGCGCCTAGAAAATCTGCCGCCGGTTGTCGGTGGCGACGTCTACCTGCAGCCGTTGAACATGGTCGATGCAGCGAACCCGCAAGCCGGCACGCCGGCCCAAGTCTTGCCGCCGCCTGACACGAAGGCGAAGCCTGAGCAGGTCAAAGAAATCGAAAGAATCCTCGCATGAAAAACCGCTTCCGTATCGCCAGCATGATCTTCAACCAGCCGTTGATGGTCACCGAGTCGATGCTCGACCAGGCTGCGGCCTGGGCAAACCAGCAGATGAGCCTGAACATCGTCAACCTGAGCGTCAACGGCGCCCAGCCACAGATGATGGAAGACGACGATGGTCCGTACGAGACCGCAGCAATGCGCGCTGAGTCGGCGCGGCGCCAGACTATCGCTGACACGGGCGTCGCTATCATCCCGGTGCATGGCGTTTTGGTCAGTCGCAGCATGCAGATGAATCCCTGCGAGACGATGACCAGCTACGAGCAGGTGCGCGCGCAGGTAAATGCTGCACTCGCCGACCCGGCTGTCGAACAGATCGCCTTCGACATCGACAGCCCCGGCGGCAGCACCGTGGGTGCTTTCGAGCTGGCCGACTTCCTGTTCGACGCGCGCGGCGTCAAGCCGATGAGCGCAATCACCCATTTCAGCGCCTACTCGGCCGGCTACCTCTTGGCGTCTGCGGTCGGCAACGTGTCGATGTCGCGCACCTCGGGCGTGGGCTCGGTCGGTGTAATCGCCAAGCACCTCGACGTCTCGGCGCGCAATGAGCAGATGGGCGTCAAGGTGACCACGGTCTACGCTGGCGCGCACAAGAATGACCTGAGCCCTCACGAGCCGCTGTCGGATCAGTCGCTGAAGTTCCTGAACGATATGGTGCAGGGCTACTACGGCCAGTTCGTGGATTCGGTTGCCAAGTACCGCGGCATCGGTGCGGACGCCGTGCGCGGCACCGAGGCCGGTGTCTTCATGGGGCAGCAGGGCATGGACGTTGGTTTTGCCGACCGCATCGAAACCCCGCAAGCTGCAATCGACCGGATCGCCGCAGAGGCGCGCCAAACGCGCATTGCGCGCAACACCAAGACTTCCATCGGCGCTCGCGCGAAAGCGATGGCGATCCAAAACCAAATTTGACCGCGTTCGCGGGACAAGCAACCGACCGCCCTTGAGGCGGTTTTTTCATTTCTAGGAAGGGCGATATGCCAACCATTAACGAACTCCGCAGCGAACGCGCCAAGGTCAACGCCAGCGTCCAGGCCCTGGCCCTGATTGAAGCCAGCGGCACCGCACTGAGCGCCGATCAGGTGCAAGAATTCACCGACCTGCAGGCCCGCTTCGGCGAACTGACCGCGCAAATCACCCGCATGGAGGCGGCTGAAACCATCGCCGCCGCGGCAGCCGTGCCGGTGGACCGTGCGCTGAACGCTGCACACCAGCCAGCTGCGCCTCCGGCCGCCGGTGCGAGCATGCCCGCCACCCCGCGCGCGCCGGAAGTCCCGGGCGCCAAAATGGCACGCATGGTCCGCGCACTGGCCGCCGCCCAAGGCAACGTCCAAGCAGCTGCCAAGTTCGCCATGGACAACCATTTCGGCGAAGAAGTCGCCATGTCGCTGAATACGCTGACCGCGAGCGCTGGCGGTGTCCTGGTCCCGACCAACCTGGCATCCGAAGTGATCGAGCTGCTGCGCCCGAAAGCGCTGGTTCGCCGCATGGGCGCCCGCCCGCTGCCGCTGTCCAACGGCAACCTGACCATTCCGCGCTTGAAGGGCGGCGCCGTGGTCGGCTACATCGGCAGCGATACCGATGCGCCCGTCACCAACCAGTCGTTTGCCGACCTGAAGCTGTCGAGCAAGAAGCTCGCAGCGCTGGTGCCAATCTCGAACGACCTGCTGAGCTATTCGGGTTCGAACCCGAACGTCGACCGCATCATCGTGGACGACCTGACCGCCGCGATCGCGATCCGCGAAGACAAAGCGTTCATCCGCGACGACGGCACCAACAACACCCCAAAGGGCCTGCTGGCCTGGGCGCTGGCGGGCAACAAGATCGCGGCCTCCGACGGTGCCACGTTGCAAAAGGTGGAAACCGACCTGAACAAGGCCATCCTGGCACTGGAAGGTGTCGACGCCAACATGCTCCAGCCGGGCTGGATGATGTCGCCGCGCACCTTCCGCTTCCTGGAAGGCATGCGCGACGGTAACGGCAACAAGGTGTATCCGGAGCTGGGTCAGAAGCAGCTGAAGGGTTATCCAGTCGGCACGACCACCCAGATCCCGAACAACCTGGGCGCAGGGTCGAACCAGTCGGAAATCTACTTCGTGGACTTCGGCGACTGCTTCATCGGCGAGGACGAGACGCTGCTGATCGACTACTCGAAGGAAGCCACCTACAAGGACAGCGACGGCTCCATGGTCAGCGCCTTCCAACGTGATCAGACCCTGATCCGCGTGATCGCGAAGCACGACTTCGGCCCGCGCCACGTGGAATCGATCTCGGTCCTGACCGGCGTCGTCTGGGGCGCGTAAGGCGCTTTCGCCGCCGGCGCGCTACGCGTGCCGGCCTTCTTTTCCAACTGGAGTTGACCATGAAATCAGTCAAATTCATCAAGCCCTGGAGCATGTACAGCCCAGGCGACGTTGCCGGCTTCGAAGAAGGTCGCGCCGCGGCGATCATCAAAACCGGAGCTGCTGAGCCGCACGAAGTTTCGGGCGGCGA